AAAGTAGAGAAGCATGGTCGCCCTTGCGTGCATGGGTTCCCCAATCACATGCGCACAATGCGCACGCATGGACACTACTGCATGCATGGGTATCACATGCACACATGGCGCACAAACACGCATGCGAAAAGGCAGGCATAACACCTGCCATTCCGAAAAGGAGGATATCAAATGACAATTAAGTATCAAATGAATCAAGGCTCGGTCCATACGATCTTACCACCGATGGACAGAGTATACTTAGGAATCTCTCTACCATTTACCCGGATAGTGCCATCGTTCGCGATGTTGCCGGTCACGACTTCGGCTCTTGTGTATGCTGTGTCGATCAGGTTGGTGCCTGCTTCCGGAAGTGTATTCGTTCCGGGCAGCAGCATGGTCAGCTTGGTGGTTGACAGCGAGCAGTCAAAAGGTGCGCTGGCATAGTAACCTCTGTATCCGCATGTGAATGTACCGTCATTACGGATGATAAGACTGTCCGAATACACCCACCATTTACCGATCGTGAGAGACGCTCCTGATTTGATATGGAGATACAGACATCTTTTTCGCATATATAACGAAGGGAATACATAGCTGCCATCGTCCAGCGATACATAACTTACTTCCAGTTTCAGATTTGCCAGGAAGCCGGGATCTTTGATCTGGTTCATCGGAAGATAGAACAAATTTTTCCGCGCTGCCGTGATCGCGATCTGGTTAAATGAGCTGAAGTTATTCAGCGCGTTGCACTGCATTTGGCTGCTGGTATTGATCGCTGTGATGATTCCATTTGATGGTCTGTAAATGCCGAGCTGATTTACCGCATTGGTGTTGGTTTCATAGCTTGCTGTAATGTAGAAGGTATTCATGGCGTACAGAATACCATCAGAATCGAATTCGAATCCCTCCAGTTCACCAAGCTCATATTTACACATGCTGTCATAGTAGTTGACATAGTATGTATCGATCGTTTCGCCGGTTTCGATATCGATGATCAGCACTTCTCTGTTTGTGGTAGAAATATACAGCATACCATCATTGACCGCCATGTCCTGCATGGTCACTACTGTATCATTGTTCATCCTTTTATAAATCGCTGATACATCGATATTCTTCCAGTATTCGAAGGCATTGTTTTCAAACTTGAATACTTCGATTTCTGCATCATCATACAGATATCCTGCGCAGTACATAACGCCCTGGACATGATCGTATGAGATCATATATGGTCTGTTGGTGGTGCTGATCGGGACCGGTGTCATCGATTCGAAGTCGTTCGAATACCGGTAAATAGACCTCAGTTCAGTTTCCTGACCGTCTGAATATGTATTCATCGGCACCAGGTAAATGAAATCATCATCATCGTTCCAGCATGCACTGTTCGCATGACCGACCAGCTTATTTTTACGCCAGATGATGCTGTTCGTGTCTGTGTTATAGCACTCGACTCTTCCGAAGCCATCATAGTTATTTGCGCTGATCGTATAGCACCGGTTACCATGCTTGATACAAGCTGCCATCTGCGCAACGTCTGAAGTCTCGCCGATGATGACCGGAGTCACGGTCTTCTGAAGGCTGGATCTTGCTTTGACTTTGGGAAGCTCTTCATTTACATAAGCTTCCAGATTGTCGATCCGGTCCTGCGCTTCTGCGTCACGAATGTCATATCCATTGATATTTTTTACATATGCCATATTGTTACTCCGTTACGATAATATCGATACGCTCGTTATCAGCGTCATATGTTACGCCGACATGGATGTCACCGGCTTCGATCATCTGATTGATGATATCCGCGACACTGTCGTTCAGATGAATAGTCATGTACTCGATCGCTTCATCTGTCTCTTTCTTCAGCGCTTCAAACGATGCCTGAAGAGCCTTTACCACTGAAATGATCCAGTCCAGGTTCATTTCATGAAAATTACTGTATGGAAAGTTATGGAAGAAGCCAAGCATCATTCACCTTCCTGGACCGTTACGGTCAGTTTCACTCCATTAAAATAGAAATCATAATCATCCACGTCTGCGGAATCGTCAAAAATGTTCACGCTCTTTTTAGGCTGCTCAATTACATCAGGCATCTGTTAACCTCCGGTCTGTTACAAAGTAATACATGAACAGATAGTCGTTTTCAGTCGCGCCGGGATCATAAATATTAGCTGTTTTCATAAATACTCCTTAATAGACAAGAAGACAGAATCTGTTCTTGAAATCTTCGATGATGTATCTGTATATATTCAGCTTCGGTCTGGTTTCAAGTTCTGATTCAATCATCTGCTGAGTCATCGTTACGCCGATGTTACCGCCTCGCGTTTTCTGCCGGATGATCTGACCGGTATCCGCAGCGCTGGATGTTGTGTTCGAATCTCTTGATACCTGATCTGCTGTCTGCAGCGTATTGCTGTTGTATCCGGTTACTTTGCCGGTATCAGCGCCGGTCTGCTTTACATTGCCATCTGAATGCAGATCATGCGTCTCGATTTCCGTTTCCGTTCCGTCCACGTTCCAGATCGGATTGTATTCCATTTCGAAGAGGTTATAGAGACGCTTCCAGACGCTGATCTGAGAGGCGGACCATCGATCGATCATCGTTCTCATGACTTCCAGATCCGGATATAATACTTCCATTTCGGCAAGTTCCACCAGCAGATTGTCCACCAGAAGATCCCGATCGACATCCTCCGGGAGTGTCATGCCATCAAACAGAGTCTGATCCAGACTGTACAGTCCGAGTATCGACATCATTGCCATAACTGTCCTCCCATCTGAGCTTTACAGATATATTCGTTCCGAAAATGTTGTTTGTCTGCTGCAGACCGTCCTGAATGCATTCCAGCCAGATCTGGCATTTTGTCCGCGTCTCGACATTGTTTGAGTTAACTTCATCAGTTGTCAAACGCTCTTTCTTGTCGGTATGCACCGAAGGGATACCAATGTCTGTATCAAACATCAGCTTCCATTTCCGAAGGTCTTCCAGGATATCTCCAGCAATATATGTCTGTTTTACGTTCTGATTGAAAAACAGATAATTCGGATCTCCGGTCTTGCTGTTCAGCATATTCTGATCGATATATGCTGCAGGATTGCCGGCGCTGATCTGATCATAAACTTTCTTCCAGGTTTCTGCCTGAAGTTTGTTCTTTGCGATGAACAGATACGCCAGCTTAGTATTCTGAAGGTTTACGCCGGCGGACTCCACGCAAAGCGCCATCATATCAGCATACATATTGACCAGATTCATGATGCTGCTGTAATTAGGCTGCAGTCTGATGATACTGCAGTTTGCACCGATCTTCAGATCGTAGTTTTCCTCAAAGATCGGATTTGAGAAGATAGCTCGTACCGGCTGATAGTATACACCGCGTCCGTATGGCATGCAGAGCTGCGGAATAACTCCATAGCGGTCTGTATTCAGTATGCCGACAAAACCTCGGACAAAGAGAACATAGTTATAGAACCATTTTTCCCAGTGCTCCGGCATTCCGGAATATTCGAAGATCGAGAACAGATCTTCCAAAAGATAATTAGTGAAATACGCCTTCATTGCTGAGGACGTATGAACAGTTGACGGATCAATATGACCGTTGATGTTATCAATGTCCGCCCACATTACAGGATCATACATTAGGTCCTCCGTTTAATCATTTGCTTGAAAAGCCACCATTTGAATTTTTTACCGATGATGATCGGCGAGCCTGTCCAGTCTACGAAAGTCATTCCCCTGGTATTTATGATCGCTTCGTCTCCAGTTGTATAAAACACCAGTTCCGGAGATTCTGACCCGGAAAGCGCATAGCACAGATTTCCGCCCGAACAAGTGACGCCATAACTGACAATGTTATCATTCGCAATCAGGCTGCAGTCGATATGCACATGATCGCCGGTCGCATATCCTGATGATCCGGAATAATACAGAAGATCTCCCTGCTGTACATGACCGGTAGCCGGCGGATAGTTATTACAATGCAGAAATCTAGTAGTTACATATGTCAATCCGGAAGGTGTCCAGACTTCCGCATCTGAAACGAAATTGATCGGATAGCCTCCGGCTGCACTTCCGACACTGGTGACCGTTCCGGAGTATGGTGCATACACCGGATAGTCATTATGAGATCCAACCCAGTCAGTCGCATGTCCGCAGCAGTGCGAATATGACCCCGGTCCGGACACCTGTGTGCAGTTCATGATGTCCAGGGGAAAGAGACAGACTTCATTTCCCTGGTATTCAGCTCTCTGACCGGCAAGCATTTAATTTACTCCGGCATATCCGGATCCGATCCGGATCGCTTCCATATTTAATATAGATCATGCAGCATTCGATAAACTGAGATTCAGACATTCCGCTGCAGTCGATCGGAATGACTTCTTCCGCGCTCTCGCCGGCTTCGATCCGGCGGATCATATCATGAACACAATTACTATTCATAATAGAATCCGCCTTCCAGATAACCCCTGATCATCTCAAGTTCAGCATCCGTTGCCGGCGCTGCGATGTCTCCATCCAGAACCTTAATAAAACCGCCGAGCGCTGAAGGCTTCCTGATTTTGCACAATGGTCTGCCATTATGCGACAGGTCTTCATCAGCAACAGTGAAAAACTGTTCAAAAAGTTTAACAGTTCCATACAGTGAGCTGAAACTTCCCTGTGTTCCTGTTGACTGAACACGCGGAACCACTGATTGCGCTGCGTTTCCAATGCCTGAAAATGCTGATCCGATCGCTCCAAACCAGTCACCGGACATAATGCCGGCGCCAACACTGGCAAGTCCTCCGACAGTCGAAGTTCCGGCTCCAAGATAGTCACGCGTCACCTGAGACATATTGATCGGAACACCGACCTGCGCGCTTAAAGAGTTAATAATGGTACCGTTGTCGTTAGAAACGTAAAGCGTTCCAAGACCGGTAAAATGGTCCAGTATAACTTTTAAATTTAAATATGAGCTGTCTCTGATCAGAGTGCCATCGATCTGTATCGTTCCGAATGGAGGCGCTGACAGCCAGTAAATAGTATATGGCGGAAAGTTCAGATACCGTCCTCTTGAAATCTGAGGATGATTATCAACATGAATTGATTTATTAAACACAGAATAAGGTGTATATGTACCAAGACTGACCCCTGATACAGCGGTATCCCAGTTATAAACAATTACATTTGCAGAGCTTCCACCCATTGCCGAGCTTGCCACCGGCAGATAATAACAAGACTTTATATACTGAAGAGGATTGACAAATGACTTCTTGATTGCCATCCCGGCGCCTTCCAGATCAAACGCTGAATCAGAGAAAAACGAATCAGACAAAAGATTGGTACACATGTTTGTGAATGAAACATCGGGAATAGCATAATATTTCAGCGCGCCAACATTCGCGTCTTTTGAGACGATACCGCATACGAAGCATCCCTGTACAGGCGGATGGAAATCTTCTGCTGTTACTGAATTCGAGAATAGCTGAGTGGTTACAACATTAGTAATAGTGCATGCTGTTGATGCCGGATAAACCATATCAGTGATATTACCGTCATATTCTTCTGAGCTTCTCAAAACATAAAGATTTGTATTTCCGATCTGAGATTTCCAGGAAGCAAGAGGATCAACTTTTAATTTCAGTTCCCAGACCGGACCTCTGTTGATATGCTCAACGATCCAATAGTATCTGCTGAAGGCTGGAATATATACATAGTTATAAGCTGGTGCGGTACCGAGTCCTATATCAACCAGTATTGTCGGGTACACGGTACCGCTTGCTTGCTTTATAGTGCATGAAAACGACTGACCGCCGGAAGGTCTTGCTGTTGAGTTATTCCTTTTTGAAAAGCTGTAAAGAGTAACTGCAAAGCCCATGATAACCTCCGATCAGTCAAGCAGCAGGACGATAAACTTCTCCGTCAGATCATTGCAGTATTTGCTGTTAGCGGACAGGAAAGTGTTGTAATAGCGGCCTCTCGCGTTGTATGGCGTATTGGTGATTTCCTTGTCGATGTTTGTGACCATAACAGCGTCACGATCGAACATAACGCCGAAGATGTTATTGACAGTTACATTCGCGTTTGCTGTCTGGACGATACCATCAGAATCGATTTCCACCGGCGTCATACTGATGGAAGCCGGACTGTTGATTGACTGCCAGAAGTCGACCGCTTCCACGTCAACATATTTCAGATCTTCATTGTGGAAAGCCTCCGGCAGAACAGTGGTCTGGATGATGTCCAGGTAGTCAGCCGTGAAGTAATGCCTCTGATCTCTATAAGGCGTATGACGCGTGATAGGCTTTCCGGTGATCTGATGCTGAAATTTGACGGACCGCGCTGTCATCTGACGAGAAAGTGTGTTGATACGTGCCTTCGCCCATTCGAAGAAAGGTTTGATGTTCGCAGGCTTCATCACATCCTGCGCGGTAAGACTCTGTCCGGATGCCTGATTGTACTCTGTCAGCAGATGGATCTGATCTTCATTCAGATCCTTCTTCGCTGCGATCATGTTGCACAGCGCTGTTCTGCGCAGCTCTTCATTGTACTGGTTCCATTTGTTCGACATTTCCTGCGCCAGCATCGAAACGAAGGATCCAAGCTCTTCCGGGGATCTCATCGCGTTCAGAAGCTGGACCTTATAAACAGTATAGAAGTCCTGATAGACATCTGATCCATAGAAACGAGTCTCCAGAACATTCTGCTTCTTCCGCTCATACATATCAGCGGAAGTGCCATCCGTCAGATTGTGATATACCTGATCTGCAGCGATATCATTGTCCGCAACACTGATCTTCCGGATGATACCGCCCCATCTGACAGTGTCAGCGTCCAGACCCTTAAATTTACCCTGGTACGGACGAGAAGAGAAAATTGTCTTTCCGATGACGTTCATCAGGTTGTTATAAACGATATCGACACCTGCAGCCAGTGTCGTATTCGCCATGCTGATGAACTCGCTTACATTAGTAGGTGCCAGCGATGTCCTGCCGGTAGACTGCGTATGCAGTGAATTAAGAAGCTGATAGACGTCTTCGATCGCCATGTTATTGACTGACATAATTAACCTCCGATAATTTTGCTGATGATCTCTTCATCAGTCTTTACTGTCTTTTTTCCTGCAGAATCATCGTTCATAACGTTCATCTTCTGCAGTTTGAGAATGAAGTCGTTCATTGATTTCTGAAAAGCTTCAATCTGCGCGTTCGTTGTCACCTCCGGAACGGATGTCTGTGCAGCAGGTTCGTGATCGGCTGCCGGTGCAGGTTCCGGATCGGCTGCCGGTGCAGCAGGTTCCGGATCGGCTGCCGGTGCAGCAGGTTCCGGATCGGCTGCCGGTGCAGCAGGTTCAGCAGTCATCTGATCGATCTCTGCTTTCGAATATCCTGCATCAAGTAATTTAATAATAGTTTCAATATCCTTCATATTCCGCCTCCTATGATTTGATTGATACGTTCCTGGACATCGTCATAGATCGGTCCAAGAGCGTTTACTCTGTCGATGCCGTTCCCGAATTCACCATCCAGCGCACGCTCAGCCAATTCAGAAACCAGTTTGTCATACTTGTCTTCGGTCCGTTCGATCTTATACGTTGACAGTGGCACATAGCAGACATCTCCATCCAGGACATTGCCTCCGAGCCGGTCAGTATACTGAAACATGGTTCCGTACTTGCGGCCGTATTCCTTGCCGTTGCTCCAGTTCGCGACCCACCGATCGAACCGGTTCAGTCTTTCATCCATATACTGCAGCCACGACTCCGAACAGTAGATTCCGGTATAATATCCGGCTCTTTCGACCCGATCGCACCAGCGATAGCAGATATCTGATATCGACTCCTTGGTTTTTACGAAACCATTGTTACTCTTCCATGTCGAATCTTCCATATCGAACCATACACCGCAGTCGATTTCCAGATTTCTGATCAGATGCAGGAAGAAGTCAGCTTCTTCATCTGCCTGATCCGGCGTCAGAGCTTCAGAAAACCAGTACAGACCGAAGGGGATGCCGAGTCTTCTGCATTCCTTGATATTCCGGTCAAGGTAATCATCTTTATGCCTGATACCGTATCCGGCGCGGATGATAACAAAATCCGGATGATACTTCAGGATGTCGATATTACCGTTCCATGCGCTGATATCAATGCCGTGCAGCATCATCATCCTCCGGGATATTCTTCGGATGCAGCATATCACTCATGATTTGCTTCAGCTCCGCAAGAACAAGCGTATTCCCCGCAATCGTGTCCTTCAGAGAATTCATCTCATTTTTATGATTTTCATTCTCTTTGACAAGCAAGTACATAAGCATCACAGTGCAGACGATAGGGAAACCGACTGTACTGATCGCACTGATTAGTTCATCCATTCATGCACACCTCCGGATAAATAAATGACGGAACATAGTGACCCGATCAAAGGTCGGACGCGCCTGTTCAGCAGGCTGATCTGTGCGCCCTGTTCCGCCTAGTTATATGATAGTTAATTTGTTAGTTTACCGCAAATGAAAAATACTTCTCAAATAGCGCGACCGCCCTGTAATTCTCAAACCTCACATAGCCATCCAGATAATTCAGCCATAGCCACCATTCGGATCTGCGCAGCTTCCTCAGATCATTGGCGCTGGATGAGTATATATCCCTGATATTTGCCTTGGTAAATGTCACATAATATTCATCTCCCGACTTGTGTTCATATAAATAAAGATCCCCGATCTGCAGGATCGGTCTGTAATCGCGGACAGATCGTTTTCTTACATATCCGAAATCGTTCAGGATAAATTTATTTTTGATCGCCATGTCCTTAAAATCAGATGAAGCTGCCTGATACAGAGCTGTCTCTGCTTTCCGATCAGATATAGGTGAATGCTGCATAATTACCAGAAGCATGTTCCCGATCCGGCTGATCTCTTCGCCGGTGTCCAGCAGTCTTTCAGCCTCAGATATCAGATTGAATTCTATGAAGATATCGTTGGCGATATTCAAGCTGTTTGACAGTCCGATCAGCTTGACCGGCTTGGATCCTTCCAGTTCCCTATTACGGTTTACTGTCTCATACATGTTCATCAGCGCCAGACCTTCCAATTTGATCCGGTGCGCATGCGCCTCAGGGATCATTTCATCATAAATGATATAATCAACACCGGAGAAGTTAACGCCTCTGATCGTGCTGAAAGTAGACAGTCCGCAGCAGTAAATTGTAATGTCATTCACCTGGCATATGCCGACCTTTTTGCCGATCTTGGAAAATCTGTATTCCATACCGAGATCATTCATGACTTTTGTCAATGATGACAGCTCCGGCACGCGCTGTATGTCAGATTCATCCTGCGTCCGTCTCAAATAAATAAAATCGTACTGATTCTCGATCAGATACTTGATCGTTCCGTATGTCTTACCTGTTCCACGCGCTCCGGTGCAGAATATGAAGTCAGCGTCATCGTTTATCAGCTCCGACACGTTTAAATACCCACTATCCATATATAGATTCATATTCACCTCCATTAAAAAGAGGCGGACCGCCTCCGCCTCTTGTGTTCTATTTATTTAATGTCAACCCAATCAATGCCGAGATACTCTTTTCCATCTTTGCCGGTATACGGTCTTTTTTTGAGTCCTACGAGACCTTCATTGATCGCTTTGATATCTTCTTCATCAGCGAGTATCTCGAAAATTTCGTCAGCCATATGCTTCGGCAATGATACGAATCTGTCCGCAAGTATCGCAGTCGGTGAATCTCCGTATCTGGTTTTAAAATTGACTACGCCATAGATGCGATATACCTGATCATCATTCAAATCGCGAAGTTTTGTAAACTGAAAATCTGTTGTATCGATAGCAAATTTGAAACCTCTGTTACGTTTTGATGCAAATGACATAATTACCTCCATTTATATATCTTTATGTCTTTATGTGTGGCGAGGCGCTGCCGGCGGTATTGGATATAACAGCGCCTCAGGAATATTTTATCATCGTTCATAATGTAATGAATATCTGATATCTGTATTGTTCAGAAAATTGAGCAGTTCCCGATAATCCGGCGCCACGCCTAGCGTATACGTTGATGGCACCAGAGCGATATTCGAAGTGATCCTGAGATCATGACCATCTCTCCGGATGATCATATCAGTTTCATCATTATATACTGCCTCCAGACCGCCGGCGGACCGGAAGACGAAGCCTTCCCTGAAGTTCTCCAGTTTCTGCAGCTCTTCCGCCCCGGCTTTTTTCTTTACTCCGGAAATCGTTACATGAAGCTTCCCTGAATCATCTTCATAAGCATACTTTTTAGCTCCCATGGTAATGAATCTTGTGTAATGGGCAGGATTATCTCTTTCGAAGATCCCTAAATAATGAATCTTTCCATCCGGATCCTTCGCGGAATGTTTTCGATTTATGAAGTTTTTATTCAGATTCCGGAAGATCTGATCAGCGCATCCGATCAGCTTGATGCTGTCGGTGTCCGCGTACACAAACGCGTCCGGATCGATCGCCTTCAGTCCAGCCTCCAATTTCTGACGCGCATAACATGTACACCAGACGCCGATCTGATACGGCAGCCATCCGACCATATGATACCTGTCTATCATGTCCTGCATGCTTTTTGAATCATCCAGGACGATATCGCCGTCTTCCAGGATCCACTCCGGTCGGCATGGATTTTGGACCGACATACCATAAGCTGAGTTAAATTGATTCTTAGTTTTCGAATATAAATAATCATCAATTCCCTTCAGTTCTGTTTTATTCCGGTAAAGCTTCATCAGCTCCGATCGGAATGCCGGAGGAAGTTTTTTCTTAACCGCTGAATATACTTTGATAACTTCATAGGTGAAGTCATACTCATCAGTCAGTATCTGAAGATCGACTTCAGTGATCCAGATATCACGGATCTCCGAAGCGATCAGCACTCTTCCATTGTCGAAGACTCCGCCCCGGACATATCCGCATTTCGCTTTTGATATATAGGGACATCCCCAGGCATCATTGTGCAGTTCTACGTCATACATGTTGATATTCATCAGAAGCGCTCTTCCCCGATCGAGCAGATCAGGGATCCGATCCGGATCAGCCGGTTCGAATCTTCCCGGATATCGTTCTGATATCAATACTGACGGATAACTCGATGAAATGTCATAACTGTATACATCCTGCAGTATCCTGTTGACGTTGTGCCGGTTCGCGTGCGTATTTCCTCCGCGGAATGCCTTCCGCAATCCCTGGAAGATATCCAGATCAGGAAGCTCATGTTTCACCATACGCCGGTACGGCTGCATGACTTCTTTAAATATCCGGCGGACATATCCTGTTGACGTCAATGGAATCGTTGACAGATCATCATGATCCATTTTCAGCTTGTTTTCGATGGCGCTGGTCAGCGCCTTTACATCATAGATACAGTATCGGATCTCTTCTTCCGACATGACAGTCCAGGGATATCTGATCTTCCGGTAATCATATCCGGTCTGTTTACGATATTTACCGCCGGCATTTTTCACGAATTGATCCAGATTCATATTTGACAGCAGATAGCTGCATCTGAATTCTATTCTGCCGGACCGGCAGTATAATACTTTCCGCTTGTCCATTGCGAATACATCATCCATATGGATGATCGATTTGATGAATTGATATTCATATGACAGGTTATGGACGTAACACACCAGATACACGCCTTCATCAATATACTGCTGAAGACCATCGATCAGCGCCCTGAATTCTGACCAGGTCCGACCGATGACCGTGATATCATTGATCTGAAACTGCCAGATATACATGAATGCCTGTTTGATGCTCTCGATCGTTGTGGTCTCAATGTCAAATGCTGTAACGATGTCCAGATACCGAGCTGACCGCTTTCCCTTCCGACGGACCTGATCGATATTCCGGATCATACTGAAGTCAAATGTATTTATGCTGCATATCATGACCGCCTCCGGCGCGGACCGCCGGAAATCTTCGGAAGGTTCAGCTTCCTGGCATAATCTGAAGGATATAATTTCCGACCTGTCTGGATTGGATCCGCCGACTCCAGATCTTTCAGATGATCGACCCAGTAATCATAATTCCGAAGAAACTGATTCGGATTGATACCTAATCTCTTTCCTTCCGCAAACAGTGCAGCGGACTCTCCGGATACCTCCTTCCACATTTCTCCGGATCCGTATCTTGACTGCATATCACCCATGAAGTTACCGAATGCCGAATAATCTTCATCATCCTCAAAGCTGAATTCTTCATCGACGTCCATTTCGCGCTCACGGATCCTGTTGATATAGTCCTCCATGGCGCTTTTACGGTCCTCAATCGTCTTCCGATACTGCTTATACGTTCCGCGTTCCGTGTCGGACATAAATGTCATCATGGAACGGATATCTTTAATAATTGCCTCTTCTGACTTCCCACGGACGCCGGTGATATTCCTGATCGCCTTCGGCAGCTTGTCCTTTGCGCCGGCTTTTGTATACGTCCGGATCCTGGAGTCCAGGGAATTTTTCAGCGCCCTGAATATATCTCTGGACTCGCCTGCACGCGCAGATTTTACTACTTCATATGTCGATTTCGTCAGAAGATCCTTAGCCTTATTTCGTGTCCTTGCCATCTGAAGCCTTCTTCCGCTTGTTAAGGCGCTTCATGTCCTTCCGGATCAGCGCGACGAAGTATTCTTTTCTCTGATCAAAGTTTTCCAAAAACTCGATCAGATCCGCTTCGGTCGAAGTGTTCAATCTAAATGAATAGTTTTTGTAATTTTCACGGTTAAACTTGTTATTATAATCCAGTGTCGCACGCATCCGCGCCTTCTTCAGCGCTTCCATTTCCTTTTTACGCATTATCTTCTCCTTCCCATCATTCTTCTTTCCATGATCGCTTTCAATCATTTTCATCTTCCCAGCTAACATATAGGCAGACAGCCAGCGCGCCCATACACGCGCTTCCCAGCATCAGAGCCAGGCATCCCGACAAGGTTATCATTTGTTCAACACCTCCATAGCTTTAATCTTGTCAATAAAATAAATCACATAGTAATCGTAGCACTCGCATATCGTCATCGGCTTACAGTAGACTTCAGTGTCCTCTGTGTTATCGAGAAGATCGCGAAGCTTCAGATCCGATTCCATCAGCGCCAGAGCCTTTCCTGCTGCGTCACGCTTCAGGACCTTCAGTTCAAATTTGTTTAACTCTCGCATATTCACCCCTCTCCCGGATCTCCGGGACTTCATTATAGCATGCGCGCATTGACAATTAAGTGTCAACATTCCCGGAGGCTCCTGCCTTTTTCGCATGCGTGTTTGTGCGCCATGTG